AGCATTAGAATACACATATAGGTATAACAGGCAACATGCTTCAGAAAAAGTTATTAATTGGTGTTTTACTAATTATGAATCATTAATAGATTTTCCAGAGCAAACACTAACAGACAGACCTCTTGCAATGCCAAAAGAATACAAGACAGATGACGCAGTAGAATCATATATTAATTACTATATAGGCGAGAAACTAAACAATGCCAAATGGACAAGAAGAAAAAAACCAGACATCTTTAACTAGCTATTTTATAATAACTAAATATATAATTAACTTCTAAAGTATAAAAAACAAGGAGTTATAATGCCATATCATCACGGTGGAGCTAAGAAAAAAAAGAAATCTAATGGAATGAAAAAGAAAAAAGCGAAAAAGCTTGGCAAAAGAAGATAAAGGAATTACCCTTACTACTGAATTAGTAGGGATTAAAAACCTTAAAACAACAGGTAATTACAGGCTAGAGTTTGATGTATTTGAGATTGATACTCATAAAGTAAAAGAGCTTATAGATAAGCTAAATAAAGCTTTTGTAATGGCATTAGTTGATTATGACTAAACAAGGGGAAAACAAGGGGAGCCAGTTTCAAAAAGGTAATAAGATTGGCAAAGAATATAGATGGAAAAAAGGCGAATCTGGAAACCCTAACGGCAGAAAAAATGCATATACAGATTTAATAAAAGAATTTAGCTTTACTAAAAAAGGCGAGAAAGAGAGAAGGGAATTAGTAGTATCTAAATTATTTCAATTAGCAGAACGTGGAGACCTTAGAGCTATACAGTTTATAGTAGAAAGGTTAGAAGGTAAGGCATTAGATAGACAGGAAACAGTAACTAAATCAGAACCAATACAAGTAATGGTAATAGACGATGGCTAAAAAAAGAAAATCAATATCAACTAGGTTAGGTGCTTTGGCAAAAAAGCATAAAATATCTAAATCATCTTTGATGAAAGTATATAGAAGAGGACTAGGGGCTGCAGTTAGTAGCGGTACAAGAAAAGGTATGACACCAAGTAGTTGGGGTATTGCAAGAGTAAACTCTTTTATAAAAATAGTAAAAGGTCAAAAGAGAATAAAACACGATCCTATTCTTGTAAGGAAAGAAAGAAAGCGCAGAAGAAAAAAATGAAAGTAAAAGGCGTTAATATTGATGCTCTAACTAAAAGACAGAGACTTGCTATGGTACGACACGCAAGACACCACACTAAAAAGCATTTAAGAGCAATGGTAACTGCAATGAAAAAAGGTAGAACATTTACACAATCTCACAAAATAGCACAAAAGAAGGTAGGTAAATGAAAAAGAAAAAAAAGAAAAAGATGAACAGGCGTGTTGCTAAAGATAAAACATTCAAAAAAATACCAAGAGCATATTTAAGTGGCACAAAAGGTGCTAAGAGATCACAGAGAGGTAGAGACCTTATGCGTATGAGAAGATTGTACAAGCAAGGAAAGAAAATACCAAAAGCTTTATATAATAGATTATTTGGATGATAGACTGGACACTCAACAAAACAAGGCAAGACATATTAAATCATCCTGCCAGATTTAAAGTCATAGTTGCTGGGCGCAGGTGGGGTAAAACAGTGTTGAGTCTTATGTATTTATTAAAGAATGCATTTAACTCTGGAGAGCGTAGGTGGTTTATTACACCCACTTATAGACAGGGTAAAATGATTGTATTTCCAGTATTAAGACAAATGTTTTCTACATTTAAAAATGCAAAATTAAATGAATCTGAGATGAGTGTTGTATTTGAAAATGGTGCCGAATTAGCAGTAAAAGGTGCAGATAATGAACACAACTTAAGAGGTGTTGAATTAACTAAAGCTGTAATGGATGAAATGGCATATATAAAGCCTCATGTATGGGAAGAGATTGTAATGCCTATGTTAGCTACAACTCAAGGAGAATGTTTATTCATAGGGACACCTAGTGGGTATGATATGATGTATGAGCTATATAGCAAAGGACAATCAGAACAGAACTGGAAATCTTGGCAGTTTACTACATTACAAGGTGGCTTTGTAAGTAAAGAAGAGGTTGAACTTGCTAAAAGAACTATGGATGAAACTGTATTTAAACAAGAATTTGAAGGGTCATTTGAAACAACTGGTAATAGAGCTGCATGGAATTTTGATAGAAACGTACATTGTGTTAAAGCAAAAGATATGTCTAATAAGTTGTGGTGGGGTTGCGACTTCAATGTTGATTTTAATACAGCAGTTTTATGTACAGAGTATACAGATGGCACTATACATTTTTATGAAGAGGTAAGGTTAAAAAATAGCAATACTGAAGAACTTGCTATGGCTATGAAAAAGATAGCACCAAATATAGAATGTTATCCTGACCCTGCTGGAAAAGCACGATCTACCACCAGCAGAAGAAGTGATCACCAAATATTAAGAGATCATGGGTTTATTATTCGTACTAAGAACAGGCACCCAAGCCATATAGATAGACTAAATAGTTTAAATAGAAAGCTAAAAGATGCTGAGGGTAAAATAGGTATGACTGTAGACCCTAAATGTAAATTCTTAGTAAAAGATTTAGAGCAATGCCAAAGGGACAAAAAAGGCGGTCTTGCAAAAGACAATATGGAACTAACACATGCACTTGATGCTTGTAGCTATGGAATAGAGTACAAGTTTCCAATCAGGCGTATGGTAGGAACAACACGTAAATGGTAACGAGGTCAATATGTTCAATTTTGGTAAAAGTGTAAATAGAATTTTAATCCCTGATCTTTCAGAGCAGGCTGTATTAAGTAGCGTTGTCGATGCAGGGCAAAACTACTTAGCTCAAAAAAATTACGATATGATGGAATCATTAGATTTTTATTATAATCAAAATTTAGATAAGCATATAGAACAGTGGTTTGCTAGTGAATCATTAAGCCAAGTTCCTCCATTTATTGGCTCTTGTGTACCTAGATTTGCAAAAGCAAGAATGATGATATATAAAGAGAATGCTAAAAGGTTAATCGCTGGAGAAGTTAATGATGACTATAACAACTTAACTTATAGGCTAAACACAAAAACACGTGAATTCAGCGAATTAGCGTGGTTATTAGGGTGTTGCTACATGAAGTCAATGTACAATGAAAGAAAGAATAGACTTGAATATGAGATATTACCTAACGTGCAAGAGTATTATGTAAGAGGAGAAACAGAGCCATTTGGGTATAGTTATGAAATAGAAAGCATGGATGCTACTAAAAAAAGATTTGTATTTTGGTCAGAAGAAAGAGATGGCGTACAAGGAATGCATTTTGAATATGACGAAAAAGGATATAGGTTTGCTATAGGAGATAACTCTGAGATGATAAATCCCTATGGTATTGTGCCAATATCTAAGGTGGCTTTTAGTAAGGCATCTTATGATGTTACAAGAGCTGGTTTACATATAGCAATAGCAATGACTGAAATAGCTTTATCGGTAAGATTTAGATTAGGTCAGCCTGTATTTACAGGTTTAGAAGATGGACAAAGTAAATTATCTGCTGGAATTGATAATGCATATATTTTACCAGAAGGTGCAACGTTTAGTTATGTAGCTCCTGGAGGTAGCTTAATAGAACTTATAGAGGCAACTAAGTCTATGGCTAACCAAGTTGCAGAAAATAATCAATTACGAATTAGATGGGGTGAGTCAGGAGGTAATGCTCCAAGTGGCGAGGCTCTAAGAATTATGGAGATTGAAAATTTAGAAGCAAGAAAAAGTGATGAAGCTATATTCAGAGAGTTTGAACAAGAAAGGTATAAAATAGATAGGCGTATTCTAGAAGTGCATAATGTATTAAACTTATCTGAAGAATATTCTGTAGACTTTGGTGAAGTAACTTTTCCAATGTCACCAAAAGAAGAGCGTGAAATGTTATCGTGGAAACTAGATAATAATATAATTAGCCAAAAAGATTTATTATTGTATTACAACCCCGATATGAGTGAAGAAGAATTAGAAATGAAAATGTCGGGTATTATGCAAGAAAACCAGCAAGTGGCAAACTCTCAGCAACCTCAATCATCATTCCAAAGAATACTAAATGGCGCAGGTACAACCAGCAGTTAATACTTTCATAAAAGATGTAGAGAAACTAGAAAGAAAGTTTCAGGGTAGTTTAAAAACCGTTGTTAGAAGTCTAGGTGCTATGACCGATACCGAATTAATAGTTGCTATGGGTCAACTTAATTTATTTAATGAAATAGTACAACAAGG